TGTGATAATGGTAAAGGTGCTACTGCAACTGCTGATATTGATTTAGATGAAAATTCTCCTACTTTTGGACAAATAAAGGATATTATTATAACAAATCCTGGCGGTGGATATGTAGGACCAGGTGTTATTGATACTATACTTGATGATGATACTGGTGAAGAAACAACTGTAACTACTGGCACAACAACTTTACCAGATGGAACTGTAATTCCTATTGTTACAGGAACAGGAACTTCAGATGATGATGGTATTGATGTTATTGGTGAAGTTGGTGGAATTCAGGTGCTAACTCCTGGTATTGGATATAAACCAGGTGATACAATTACTACACCTAGTGGAGGTGTAATAATTCCTATATTAGATGAAAAGGGTAGAATATTGGGATCAGATCCTAATACACAAGTTGATGTTGGTCTCATTGACATACCTAAACTTACTATAAACACAAGCACAGGTTTTGGTGCTATAATAAGACCTATTACTAAGTTTACTAAGGTTCAGGATTATGAAGATCCTATCGTTCCAGAGTCTAAACTTATTAGAGTTATTGATTGTCCTAGAGGTTTCTAATGGCAAATGTACCACCAATTATTATTCAACATCCTGAGGATGGTGTTCTTGCCATTGGAAGAGAAAGGAGAGATGACGCTAGAAGAATAAAAGATATTGGACTGCATGGATCATCTAGTGCAGGGATGCGTATATTTCATGATGGAGGATTTGAACTAAGGTCAAGTGATGATGCTACTGCTGCACAAGGATCTCAGATAGTTCAAAAATGTGATGGAGCACCACTGATTCTTAAATCTGCTGGTGACATACTTATAGAATGTGATGGTAGATTTTCTGTTGTAGCAAATGATATCAGAATGTCTGCAAAGAATGCTAAGGAGGGTGATATCACACTCAAGGCAAAGCATGATATAAACTTAGATGCAGACAATCGCATTATTGCTCAATCAGAAAATGTTATATTGGATGCAAAAGACAAGGTTATCTCTTTTTCTGAGGGATGGAACATTATACAAGGAAATGTTATTCGTATTCACGAACCAACATCTCAATTGATACCACCTGTATTGGGTGATTATCTAGAATCTCAAACTAAAACACTGAAAAACTAATGGCAGGTATTAGGGACATTGAATCTGGTAAAATCTACATTGGTGTAGAAGAACCAGCAAAATTAGATCAGGCAGTAGAAACCTTGAATGGTGATAAGCCTTATGATGGTACTCTTGTAGCTACTGGACCTTCATTTTTGGGTGCTCATAAGGGTGGTTTTGCGAAAGCAACTTTGAATGTAGGAACTGCACTTGGAGAGTGGAGTCCTGGTGTTAGTGGTAGGGCAGTTCAAGTAGAAGGTGATGTTGAAGTAATTGGTGAAGAAGCAACAAATGCAGTTTATATTGATGGTGATGTATATGTTACTGGTGCTGTAGACTGTTTATCTAAAGGTAGATTAGAATCAAGACATGTAGAAGCAGATGGTAGACCAAAACCATTTGATATGGTTCATCCATCTACAGGTAAAGGTAACAGACTAAGATATGCTTGTATTGAAGGACCAGAGGTCGGTGTATATTATAGGGGAAGACTAAAGGATAGTAATATTATAGAATTGCCTTCTCATTGGAAAGATTTAGTACATGCTGAAAGCATTAGTGTGCAGATACAAAATATTGGAGTGCCACAGATGATTACTGTGGAGAGTTTTGATAATGAAAAGATAGTTTTAGAATCTAATACTATACCTGAAACTCCTATTGATTGTTTCTACCATGTGTATGGTGAGCGTAAAGATGTCAATCACTTAGTTGTAGAGTATAAAGGAGATACTTGGGAAGACTATCCAGATCCAGACTATGATGATCCACAATATAAGACAGGAGTTAATACTAAGACTACGTGAAAAAACTAATTTATATTGAGGATAATTTTTTATCCCCTGAACTCTGTGAACACTTCATCAATCTATCTAAAGCAAATAATAAAGAAATGCCTTATGGTAACTCTACTAGAGGTGGAGATACCTATCTTACTACTGTTGAGTGGAAAAATCATACAGCAGTATATCACGGTGGGAATGTAGACCCTACTGTTATCCCACCAGAAGATGAGGTAGTTATGAGAGTAACTGATCTCTGTAAGTCTTTTGATAATACATCAAACTTAGACTATGTTGGTGTTATAAGATGGCCAGTTGGTACATTTATGAAACCTCATGTGGATGATAATAATAAGCATAACCCAGATGTATTTGCAGCAATGTTATATCTAAACGATGATTACATTGGTGGGCATACTTGTTTTGAGTTTATGGAAGTAAAACCTGAAAAAGGTAAACTTATAGTATTTTCAAATGCAGAATACTTGCATTATGTTTCTCAAGTTCAAGAGTCAGAAAGATTTGTGTTGTCATTTTGGTACAATCATGCTATACTAGATGAAAATTCATAGGATTATGGAAGCACGTGGCATAGTGAGTGTTGATGGTATTATTGAATTACCAGAGACTTGGAGAGGACATATTGAACCAGAAACTATTCATGTTCAACTTACTCCTATTGGAGTATATCAAGAATTATTTGTAAGTACCATCCAATATGGTGCAAAAATTATTGTTAGGAATGCTGCTGGTGGACCTATCAAAGCATACTATGAGGTAACTGCTGACTGTAAACCACTACCTGTTGTGGATGATGGTACTTGCGATATCTGACTACATATGCTATAATGGAAACATCTTATAAATCACCATGTCTATCCAAAAACTCGACCTTGAAGAATTTGTAGATGAGATTCGAGTAACTCTTGCCTCTAGAAAATTTGAGATTTATGGATCTCATGGTAACTATCAGTGTGTCACATGTGATAGTGCAGACGAGTTTATGTCAGTATTACAAGTTGTTAGGAGTGCAGAGGGCATAGATGAAGAACTAGATATAGTATACGTGTAACTTCGACTTCAACCTAAAATGACCGAGGAGAAGATCAGAGAGATACTTCCTCATTTGTGCTACACAAAAGAGGAGGTGGACATTTTGATCCGTGCTGCAGTAGATGAAGCACGAGCCATTGACGAAGCATCAATGGCAAAGCATAACAGAGAAGCAACAATCATTAGTATGATTCTTGGATTTACCTGTCTTGCATTATTTTTAGATGGATTACTTCGCATACTTGGTATCATTCCACCATTCGCAGGTCTTGATGTTAATATCATCGATCAGATTGTGGAAAAAGTTGAAACAGATATATATCCATTAGTAAGGAACATACCTAGGTTATGAAGATTATTGTTGTTGGTGCAGGTAATGGTGGATGTATTTCTGCACTACAATGTTTAAAATCTTTAAAACAATTTGATATTGAAGGAGAGGTAGAGATATGTTATGATCCAAACATAGCAATAGAAAAAGTTGGACAGGGTGGTAATAGACCTGCAACAAAGTTGATATCTGAATTTGTAGAAGATTGGGATGATTTTGTAGAAAAAACAGGTGCTACTCTAAAAACTGGTATTTTTTACGAAAATTGGGGAACTGAAAATAAGTGGAACTTTCATCCAGTTTTGAAAGCACCTCGTCTTGTTGATGATTATAGTGGGTACACGCCCGATAATTTGTTTGAATATGTAAAAAAGACTGAGGGTGCTGATACTTTTTGGGCAAACGCATTTCATTATATCCCAAAAAAATTCTCTGAGTATATTTTGGGTCTTAAGCAATTTAAGGTAACGGAAAAAAATATTGTAGATCCTGAGAGTGAGTTGGATTGTGATGTTATTATTGATTGTAGAGGAAAATCTGATTCTCTTACATACGAAAAAGCTATAAATCCACTAAATGCTGCAATAATATCCAGAAAAGACGTTATAAATGCAAATTCATTGTGGAGTGGACATATTGCTACCCCTAATGGTTGGACATTTGAGATTCCAAATCTAAATGACACATCTTATGGTTATATGTACAATAGTGATATAACCAGTAAAGAAGATGCTACTTTAGATTTTGTAGAACGGTTTGAAGTAGAACCAATGCATTATATTGATTTTGATAGTTATTGGGTGAAAGATCCTTTTGTTGGAGAAAGAACTTTTGTAAATGGAAATAGGCATTCTTTCGTAGAACCAATGGAAGCATCTTCTACAAGTGTTTATACTGCTATTACAAGATATGCACTAGAAAGTTTTATAGGAGGTAAGTCTAAAGAATATGCAGTAAACAATATTTTACATATGATGTGGAAATGGGAAAATCTATTTTTATGGAATTATCACTCAGGTTCAATATATGATACTCCATTTTGGAATTATGCAAAAAATTTAGAATTTAGAGAAGAGGTGAGGGATATTTTCAAAGTTTTATCTAAGGCTGGCAATGGTGCGGAAGTTTTAACTAACAACGATAATTATAAACCTTGGAGAAAGATCAAATTAGTCTAAAATCAAGGGGTATAAATAAGTTGAAGAGATGGTGTCAGGATTAATAAGTAATGCCACTTAGCAGACTTGAAAATTTTCTAAAGAATGTTCAGGGTAACGTAATTTACGTAAACCCCGAAGAACTTGATGCAACGGATGATATCAGTAATACTGGTAATTCTAGAACTCGTCCGTTCAAAACAATTCAAAGAGCACTAATCGAGTCTGCTCGTTTCTCATACCAATTAGGAAAAGATAACGATAAGTTTGATAAAACAACTATCTTAGTATCGCCAGGCGTTCATTATATTGATAACAGACCTGGTTATCAAGTTGATAATGATGGTAATATAACAGATATTAATGGAACTGCTCAAAGCATAACTGAGTTTGGTATCGGTACAAATTTTGATGTTCAAAACGTAGATAACGTACTATATCACTACAACTCTATTCATGGTGGTGTGATACTGCCACGAGGCACATCAATTGTTGGTCAAGATCTAAGAAAAACAAAAATAAGACCAAAATATATACCAGATCCACAAAATGATGCAATACCAAGTTCAGCAATTTTCAGAGTAACTGGTGCTTGTTTCTTCTTTGGGTTTAGTATTTTTGATGGAGAGGGTACAGATAGAACATTTAAAGATTTTACTGAGAATGTTTATGCACCTAAGTTTTCTCACCACAAATTAACTGTTTTTGAGTATGCAGATGGTAATAATACAGTAGCAGGGAAGGGTAATACTGACCTTGATATGTATTATGCAAAGTTAACTCTTGCATATGGTACTAACAGTGGTAGAGCATTACCCTCATATCCAACAAATGATGATTTTGAGAAACTAATTGATGAGAATAGAATTGTAGGTGCTATATCTGAACTAGGTGACGTAGAGATTGATGATATATTCTCAGGTATAGACCCATCATCATCTACACCTACATCAATTGTTACTGTAAAAACTAAAACCACCCATAGACTTGCGGTAGGAACTCCAATATTAGTTTTTGGTGTAAACAACGCTGAGTATGATGGTAGTCATATTGTTTCTCAAGTAGTAAGTGACACACAATTTAGTTACACTGTTGCAAATACCCCAACTAGCACGGCAACTCCAAGTTTAAGTGGACTCACGCCTATCGTAACGATAGAGAGTGACACTGTAACATCATCCTCACCTTACATATTCAATTGCTCCATAAGATCTGTCTTTGGTCTATGTGGTATGCATTGTGATGGAGATAAAGCAACTGGGTTCAAGTCAATGCTTGTTGCTCAGTTTACTGGTATCTCACTACAAAAGGACGATAATGCTTTTGTAAAATACAATACTACCTCTGGTGCTTGGGAGGATCAAGCAACACTAGGTACAACTACAACATTACACACTGACAGTTTAGCAAGATAT